GTGAGGCTTTCTGGAGGTAGCGGTCGCTACCTTCCCTCCTACCTTAACTCTTGCATGGAAAGGCTATGCCCTCCGACAACGTTGTACTCATAGGTGACCTTAAACGTCAGGTTTATCGCTTGTCCGATGGACAGTTGACATCCGAAACGTTCACGAAACCGACGAGTCAAAGTTGGCAAGAGTTGAGAACCGGCGCGTCTGCAAAACGCGATCCATACGGTTGGAGGAAACCGACGGCTTACGAATCAACTGTGCAGTTAGTTCGTTACCCTCGGGGGGTTCTTCAGTATAAGGACAGCACTTCTCGTGTTGTCCAAACTGGAGTCTACCCCGGTGTGACGATGCTACCACCAGCCAAGCAGGTTCCTGCTTGGCTCCGCACTCGTGCGGAGGTGGATGCTCTTTTGAAACTTAAGGACCAAAACATCGACCTTGGCGTTGCGTTTGCAGAACGCAGCGCTACGGCGCGGATGGTTGGTGACGTCGCGACTCGTATTGCGAAGGCCTACCGGGAGGCGCGTAAGCGTAACTTCCGCAAAGCTGCTTCGGAGTTAGGTGCTCGTTACCGTAAGAGTACGAGTAACTGGCTCGAATTGCAGTACGGATGGAAACCGTTGCTTAGCGATGTCTACGGGAGCTGCCAAGCTCTCGCCGATTCCCGCTACGCACCACACCAGTGGCAGATCACCGTCAAAGGTGTAAGCCGCGAGGAGGAGTATAACTTTAGCAAAGCCTTTAACGGCGGCGCTCAGTTCTACTACGAGGACAGGTATTTCTTTGGTTCATTCGTCCGGTTGGATTATTATCCGGACAACGTGTTCCTTATTGCCCTGTCCAGCCTTGGTCTTACAAATCCCTTGCAAATAGCTTGGGAGCTGGTCCCGTACAGCTTTGTCGTCGATTGGATGTTACCTATCGGCGACTGGCTTTCCTCCCTTGACGCAGCCAATGGCTACACGTTTCGTGGAGGGTCGAGATCAGATCTGTCAAGGCGGAGTCGAGTGGTCCTTCCCACTACTGCTGGTGGTACACTCTCGGGTCAAACCCCTGAGTGGAACAACATGCTTGGTGGTAAGAGTAGGCGAGTCGAATTAAATCGAGTCGTTTACACTTCTTCTCCACTCCCGAGGCCACCGGTTCCGAAGAACCCGGTGTCTTTAGGTCATATGGCAAATGGATTGTCACTACTGACCGAAGCGTTTGGTCGGCGTCGCTAACGCCTACCCGTTGCTTGGACGAACCAAGTTTCCTTTTGGGATAACCCACATGCCTGCATTGGCACCCATCGTCATCAATGATGGCGCTGCAACTCCGGTTGCACACACCTTCACGCCCGTTACCACCAATGGTTCGGACGCCGTGTCCAGCAACCGCGCCGCGACGATTTTGTCGGGTGCGGAACAGCTGACCACGTCGGTGCGTGCACCGCAGTCGCCGACGGCTTCATGGAAGATCGAGATTGGTCTCGTCCTCCCGACCGTCGCCACTGTTGACGGATTGGACCAGGTTGTGCGGAGCTCGAAATCGAGCCTCGTTATCAACTTTGCCCAGTCCTCGACGGCTGCGGAACGCAAGAACATGCGCGTTCTTCTCATGAACGCTCTGGCCAACGCTGACCTGATCAAGGTCATCGAAACGCCGGAACCGCAGTACTGACAAGTACATGCGGCGCAGGTTCAAGCGTAGCAGGGGTGCCCCCGGTTCTTACGCCGAGGCGCCTCTTCCAGCTCTGGTGTCCACTCTCGTGGCACCATCATCCTTTGGAGACTCTCTATGGATAGCCGTAAGAAACGGCCTGGCTCTGCTAGGTCTCACAACAGTGGTGTTCCTCGTACCGCATTGGCGGAATTTGTCCGTTGTCTTGGACAAACGCTCAGCTGCGAGCTGTTCGACAAACTCGTCGACGGCGATACAGTCGTCCCAGGCTCAAGCGAGCCAAGGATGGATTGTAGCGCCGATCAGTTCGCAGTAGGCTACCTCGCAAGTGAAATCCTATCAAAGTACGACGACGGGAAACCGTCGCCAACAAAGGAGGAGAACACTTGGGAGCGCTTCTTTGAAGCGGAGGAGATCTGTCGTCAAACCAACGAAAAGCTAACTAGGGGAAAGAGCTCCCTTTACTCACTTAGTGAGAGGGGCGTGTGGTCGATTCTTGAGTCGGCCACGCGGAAAATCGCTCATATCCTAGGACCCTTCGATTGGAACAAAGCGGCAGAAGGTTTTCGGTTCGGACCAGGGGCCAGTACAAGGCTTCCTCGGACCCGTTCGGCGACCTGCTATAAATACTCGGGTCATCCCGAGACCACATCAGGCAATGCGAACCTCGCTATGGCATGTATTTCTGCCATACCTCTCTGGAAAGAGAGTCTCCTTTCGGAGAAAGGTACCCTAGACCTTGTCGAGGTCATGGGTAATCGCATCACCACTGTGCCGAAGAACTATAAGACCAATCGCTCCATTGCTATCGAGCCCGACATGAACATGTATGTTCAGCTCGGGATCGGTAGCTTCATGAGGCGGCGGCTTAGGTACTTTGGTTGTGACCTCAATGACCAAACCCGGAACCAGCGCCTTGCGCAAATCGGTAGTTTAGCCGGAACTCTGGCTACTATCGATCTTAGCATGGCGTCTGATACTGTGGCGCGAGAGTTGGTTCACCTCCTTTTACCTGCTGATTGGGTTGACGCACTTGAGCAGTGCCGATCCCCGTACGGCGTTCTTCCTTCTGGCGATATTGTCTATTACCAGAAGTTTAGTTCCATGGGTAACGGCTACACCTTCGAGCTCGAGTCATTGATCTTCTATGGCCTGAGCTTGGCGGTGCGTGAAGCCTACGGAATTAAAGACACACGCGTGTCGGTGTATGGTGACGATATTATCGTCCCTACTGCCATGGCAGAGCCCCTCATTAACGTACTACGTGAAGTGGGGTTTGTTCCGAACCAGAAGAAATCCTTCTGGTCCGGGCCGTTCAGGGAGAGTTGTGGTAAACACTACTTCCTGGGACACGATGTGACTCCGTTTTACGTCCGACGCCCAGTTAGCTCTTTGGCAGAGCTATTTCTTCTTCACAACAACCTTTATCGGTGGCTGTGCAGAGTGAAGTGGGCGAAGGTCGGCAAGATGCAATACAGGGGAACCTGGGAAACAGTCTCACGACCGATTACCGATCTCCTGTACCCTCTTGTCGACAGTTTAAGGGAGCTCGCTCCCTCGAACTGGCGTAGGCCTCGAATTCCAGACGGATTCGGCGATGGCGCCTTCATTGGCACCTTCGACGAAGCCCTTCCGACCCTAGCTAGACGGGGTTGGGAGGGTTACACGGTGCACACCCTCGATCGAGTTCCACTTCGATCGGAGTTTGCAGGCGTGGGCCGTTTGTTATCGTCGCTAGACAGCGTGGAGAAAATCCCACGTCTGTTCTGGTGCGATGAGTTCGATAGCTCCCCCGTGAGGGGGGAACGGTTCGTGGTGCGAAAGCATCACGTACCACAGTGGGCCCTAGTCGATCCTAGAAACTTCGACTAGTTTTCCTCCATCTGGAGGTGGGTAGGGGCGGACATTC